CTACAAGCCGCCCTGGCCAACAACCTGGCCGACCAGATCGCCATGCTCACCCGCCGCCAAGAAGTGATGGCCGTCGAAGCCCTGCGCACCGGTGCCATCACCATCACCGGCGACCAATACCCCACCGTCTCAGTCAATTTTGGCCGCGATGCTGCCTTGACACCCACCGCCCTGTCAGGCGGCACCGCATGGGGAGCGTCCGGCGTCAAACCACTTGATCTACTCCAAACATGGTCAATGCTGGTCACCGAAAAATCCGGCAGCAAAGCCAACACCGTGGTGATGGATGTCAACGCATGGAAACTATTCGCCGCCGACACAGACGTGCAAAAACTCCTCGACCGCTTCCGTGGCAGTGACCAGCTTAACGCCACCGTCACCGGCGAAGGCGGCCGCTACATGGGCAACATTGGCGACCTCGACATCTGGGTCTATGCCGGCTGGTACGAACACCCCGACACCGCTGCCGTCACCCCCTACCTGCCCGCCAACACCGTGCTGGTGCTCGGTGCCGACATCGAAGGCACCCGCGCCTACGGTGCCATCCGCGACGAAGCAGCGGGCTTTCAGGCCATGCCCTACTTCAGCAAAAGCTGGGTTGACCAAGACCCCGCCGTGCGCTACCTGCTGCTGCAAAGCGCACCACTCATCGTGCCCTACCGCATCAACGCCTCGTTGTGCGCCACCGTCGCCTAACGTAACGCCGCCGCACACCGCAACACACCAGCATGGCCACCACCGCCCCGCCATTTGCCCAAGCCATTGCCGACATGGTGTCTGCCGTGGTGCCCATGCTCGCCAACGTGACAGCCACCATTGACGGCGTGCCGGTGCAAGGCCTGTTTACCGATGCCTACACCAGCGCCGACATCGGCCCCTATGGCATGGCCAGCAGCGCCCCAACCCTCACCCTGGCCAGCGCCGACACCCCGGCCAGCCCGGTGGACCAAACCGTCACCATCAACGCCACCAGCTACCTCATTCGCGCCGTTGAACCCGACGGCAGCGGCCTGACCCGGCTGATCCTGGAGCGCGCCACATGAGCACCGCCTTTGCCACCATTGCCGCCACCCTACTGGCCGCCCTCAAGGCCACCCCGGCACTCGCTGCTGGCCGGGTGTACACCAACCCCACCCGCGCCATCCAGGACAGCTTCACCCCCGCCATTGTGCTGCGCCTTGATGCCGCAGAGGCCACCGAATACCCGCTGGGCGTGCACTCCTGGCGCACCGCCTTTGTAGTCGAGTGCTACGCCCGTGCCAGCAGCGGCCAAGACCCCATGACAGCGGTTGACACCCTGCTGGCCGACACCTGGGCCCGCCTGGCAGCACTCGATGCCACCACCCTGGGCGCAGACCTCAGCCTCAGCCCAAAAATTGACTGGCAATACGACGCCGCCGACACCCCTGTGGTGTGCGCCGTCATCCGCCTGACCGCCCAGCACTACACCGACACCACCACCCTTGCCCCCCGGAGCTAACCCGCCACCATGAGCAACATCACCGAAACCCTCGCGCCCCTGCTGGCCCCCTTGGCGCCGCCAGCAGCCACACCAGAAAACACCCCGGTGCCCGGCGGCGGCAGTTGGCGCTGGGACTACAGCGCCTGCTGCTGGCAAGCCAACACACCCGCCTTGCCCGAAGCGCCCGCCGTCATTGACGCCACCCCACCCAACCAAGAGTAACCCGCCATGTCCCGCTTTATCCGCAAAACCGTCATCCTCGTCAAACCAGAAACCACCAGCGGCACCGATGCCGTCCCCACCGGCGCCGCCAACGCCATCCAGGCGATGGATATGACCATCACCCCGCTAGATGCCAAAAACGTTGACACCAACATCATGTACCCCTGGTTTGGTGCCAGCCCCAGCCTGGTCGGCACGGCCAGCGTCAAATGCTCATTCAGCGTGCTGCTCGCAGGCGCTGCCCTGGCTGCCACCGCCCCCGCCTGGGGCGCGCTGCTGCTGGGCTGCGGCAACGCCGAAACCACCGGCCTGACCACCCCCGACCGGGTCGAATACCTGCCCGCTACCGACACCCTCAAAACCGTCACCATCTACTGGTACGACGACGGTCTGCTGCACAAGCTGCTGGGCTGCTTTGGCAACGTCAAACTCAGCGCCAAATCCGGCGAAGCCCCCAAACTCACCTTTGACTTTACCGGCATCGATGCGGGTGTAACCGCCACCACCAACGCCACCGCCGTGCTCACCGCCTGGAAAATGCCGGTCGCCATTGCCAAAGCCAACGTCACCGACATCAACCTCGGCGGCACCTACGCCACTGGCGCCATCACTGGCGGCACTGCCTACAACAGCACCGGCCTCACCCTCGACTGGGGCAACGAAGTCGCCTTTGCCCCCATGCTCACCACCGAGCAAGTGGTGTTCAAAGACCGCAATGCATCAGGCACCCTCAGTGTCGAACTCAGCGCCGCGCAAGAAGTCACCCAAATGGCCGCCGTCAAGGCCAACACCCTCACCAGCGTCGGCTTCGTCATCGGCACCACCAGCGGCAACAAGATCATGGTCCACCTGCCCAGTGTGCAACTGATCAACCCGAAAAAAGAAGAGTTCGAAGGCATGCGCCTGATCGGCTTCGATATGCGGGTGCTGCCAGTGGCTGGTAACGACGAAATCCGCATCGTCAGCCTGTAACCCGCCAAAAAGTTCAAGCCTTTTAACCCTCTAGCCCTTGCGCACTGTGCGCAGGGTGCTATCAAAATAAACACACCCGGAAATAAACCATCATGGCCTTCAAACTTGCCGTATCCAACATCATCCATGTGCCCGTCAAATTCACCCTCAAGGAAGGTGCGCTGAACAAGCAATTTTCCTTCACACTGACGGGCACCCGCAAAACACCAGAAGAGCTGGAAGATCAGCCCGAGCAAACAATCAAAGAATTTTTGCTTGAAAACATCACCGACTGGTCCGGCCAGCGCCTGGTGCTGACCGAAAACGGTGAACCCGCCCCCTTTGGCCCCGAAGCGTTTGACTACCTGCTCAAGCAGCCCGGCGTGCTGCTGATCATCTGGGCCGCGTACCAGCGCGAGTGCGGCGGCAAAGAAAAAAACTAGCCACTGCTGCCCGCTTGTGGGCCAGCGGCCAGCTTGACACCCAAACCCAAAATGACAGCAGCACCGTTGACGACGCAGCCGCGCAGTTTGGCATCAGCATTGATGACGACAGCCGCGACCATGACAACGACAGCGCCACAGACACAGACACACACCACCTGTGGCCTGAAAACGTGGCGCTGTGGGGCATCTGGCTGTCGCTCCAGACCCAGTGGCGAGTCGGCATGAACGGGCGCGAGGGGCTGAACTACGCAGGCGTGGTGGCCTACCTGGGCGAGGTGGCCCGCATCAGGCCGCGCCAGTTTGTGCAAGCCTTTGGCTGCATCCAGGCGATGGAGAGCGCGGCACTAAACGCCTGGGCACAGCAGCGCGACAAAAACCGTTAAACCCAACAAACAGGCGCAAGCACACCCAATATGGCAAACGATGTCAAACTAAAACTGGCCGTTGAAGGCGGACAAGCGGTTACTGCTGTTATCGACGGCGTTAACAAAAAACTCACCGAGTTTGAGAAAAGCGCCGACATCGCCAGCATGGGCGTAAAAGCCCTCACCAGCGCCATGGGCGGGTTTTCTGCCGCCATGACCATCGGCAAACTGGTATCAGTACAACGCGAGTTTGACGTGCTCAACTCCAGCCTGATCACCGTCACCGGCTCCAGCGCAGCCGCTGCGCGCGAAATGCAGTGGATCAAAGGATTTGCCAAAGAAACCCCGTTTGGCCTGGCCCAGGCCACCCAGGGTTTTGTCAAAATGAAAGCGCTAGGGCTTGACCCCACCAAGGCATCCCTCACCAGCTTTGGCAACACCGCCAGCGCCATGGGAAAAGACCTTAACCAAATGGTCGAAGCGGTAGCGGATGCCAGCACCGGCGAATTTGAGCGCCTCAAGGAATTTGGCATCAAGGCCAGCAAAGAAGGCGACCAGGTTGCACTGACCTTTCAGGGCGTGACAACCACCATCGGCAACAACTCAAAAGAGATCACCGGCTACCTGGAGGCGCTTGGTGCCAATGAGTTTGCCGGAGCCATGGCAGAGCGCGCCAAAACCCTTGACGGCGCCATTGCCGGGCTGAGTGACACCTGGGATGAACTGTTTCGCACAGTCAACACAAACAACACCGGCGGATTGATTTACGACAGCATCACATTGGCCACCAAAGCAATCGAAGATGCCACCACCATACTCAACAGCATGAGCGCAGCATCAGCTACCGCTGCGCAATCCACTGGCGCATTGGCCACCATCCAGTCTGGCATTGCAACGATTTTTGAAACCGTTGCAGTGCTTGGTGCCAACGTCAAATATGTGCTGGTCGGCATCGGTCGCGAATTGGGTGGGCTGGCGGCTCAGTCAGCACAAATCCTGCAAGGCAACTTTTCAGGGGCTGCCTCAATACGGCAAAGCATGATCGCAGACGGCCAGGCCGCCCGGCGCGACATCGATGCCACTTCATCACGCATCTTGAGCGCCAGAAAAGATGCCGCTGCTGCCAGCGAAATCAATGCTGCCGCCAACGCCCGCCTGGCCCACCAAGGCGTAGTAACCGCCACCGCCACAACCGCCCACACAGCCGCGACAAAAGCAAACGGCTCTGCCGCCAAAGCCGCAGCCAAAGAACTCGAAACCCAGGCCGACACGCTGGCCAAACTGTCGGGCTACAACAAAGATTATGAAGACCAGGCCAACCGGCTGGTGAAGATGAAGGAAAAAAGCACCCTGACCGAGGAAGGCTACCTGCGCGCCATCAATGAGCTGGTAGCGGCCCAGCCGGCCATGGTAGCGTCAATCAAAGCCGAAAAAGACGCGCAGGAATCGCTACAAAAAGTCTATGCAACCATTGCCAAAGACCGCGAAAAGTACACCGAAAGCCTGACCACAGGCCTCGAAAAACTGACCGCAGACACCCAAGCGCAGCAAGACAACATTGACCGCATGGGGTTAAGCAAAACCGCCATTGCCGAGCTTGACGCGGCCCACTTGAGGCTACAGGCAACCAGGCTCGACGGGCTTGCCATTGATCAACTGGTGCAATACCAGGACAGCGCGGCTTATGCCACCATGCAGGCGCAGGCTGCACAGTTGCGCCAACAGGCCGACAACACCATCGCCAAAGCACAAAAAGAGACCAGCGCAGATGCGGCCAAAGATATGGCGGCAGAGCAAAAGAAAGCCGCCGAAGAATCCAGCAAATACTGGGAAGATGCCCTGATGCGGGCGTTTGAATCGGGTAAAGGATTTTTCGAGAGCCTGTGGGACACCATCAAAAACACCCTCAAGACGCAGGTGCTCAAAGTTGCCATCAGCGCTGTCGGGCTGGGCGGGGCAGGCGCGTCAAGCGCAGCCCAGGGGCTAGGTTCAATCGGCGGCATTGGAAACGCCCTTGGCGGGCTATCCACCATGAGCGGCATATACAACGCCGCAACAGTTGGATACGGATCAATGATGGGTAGCGCCGCCACCGCGTTACTTGGGCAAACAGCAGGCAATGCGGCCATTGCAACAGCCGTAACCGGCTCTGCCAGCATGAGCACGGCAGCCGCAGCAGCAGCCGCTGAAGCGGCAGGCGCAAGTGCGGCCGCAGCGGGTTCGGCGGCATCAATGGGCGCAAGTTTTGCCGCTGCCGTGCCGTATGTTGCAGCCGCCCTTGCCGCCGCTGCGGTCCTGAAAAACCTTGGCGTGTTTGGCAGCAACTTCATCTCGGCAGAAAACAGCGGAGACTCGGCCCGCAGTTACGACCAGTCTGGCCAGCTCGTATCATCCCTCAGCCTTGCCGTCAAAAACAGCACTGCCGACGGCATTGTTGACGGGATGCAAAAATCCTACAAAAACCTGGCCGACACGCTTGGCATCAGCATGTCTGCGGTATCGTTTGGCTACGGGTCAAACACCGGCGAAGAGGGTAAAAACCCAAATGTCATAACCTGGTCGCAAGTTGGCAGCGCCGCCTTTGACCCCGCCAAAAACGCCTACAACAGCGGCGAAACGGCTGCCGCAAACCTCTCCCTGGTGGCCAGCCGTGCCGTGTTGGCCGCATTGCAGCAAAGCAGCCTGCCAAAATACCTGGCCAGCATTTTTGACTCCATCACCGCCAGCACCGCCACCCAAGAGCAAATCGATGCAACCATCGCGTATGCAACCGGCATAAAAGGCGTGCGTGATGCGCTGCTCGAAACCCGCGAGCCGCTGCAAATCGTCAAAGACTCGGCTGCTGCCGCTTTTGCAACGCTGGCCACCAGCGCCGAAACCTTTAAAACCGACTTTGTCGCCGCCATTGACGCAGGCATCGGGCCAGATCAACTCATCCAATGGCAGGCCCTTGGCACCGCCCTTGACACCCTGGCGCAAGACGATGCAGCCAAAGTCAAAGTGGCCCTGGATGCCGCCACCGAAGCCCTTAAAAAACAAACCGAATGGCAAACCAAGCTCGACATCGCCACCGGTGCCACCACCCAGCGCGAAGTCGAAAAAACCACTGCACTGGCTGCTGCTGACGATGCAACCGACCTGCTGATCAATCAGCTTTACGCTTTTGAAGATGCAGCCGCCGCAGCCAGTGCAGCCGCAGAACTGGCCTTACGCAAAACTGCGCTGACTGACAAATACACCCCCATGACACTAGACGGTGCCAAAGCCGCGCTGCCAGCAGGTCTTGCTGATCAATTTGTCAGCATGGGCAGCGCAGCGGCCAAAACACTGGTATCGAGCTATGTGGCAACCCTGACCGACCCGGCAGCCATAGCGCAGGTCGAAGGCTTGGGGCAGGCTATTGACGTTTTGTTTGCCAGCATGGCAGACAGCGAAGCCGTGACAAAAAGCTTGTCAGACGCCAGCCGACAACTCGCCATTGACTTGATGACAGCGCAAGGCAATACCGAAGGTGCCTCAGAGGCTACCCGCGCCCTGGCTACAGAAGGCATGACAGCACTGCAAATCAGCATGTGGGATGCCAACGAGGCCACAAAAGCACTGATAGCCAGCGCAGCAAAGCCGATCATTGAGCCGATGCAGCAGTTGTCAACAGCAGCAGACAGCGCGGCAGATTCAGTCAGGCAACTTGGCTATGGCCTGGATGGCATGGCTGATAAATTCTCGCGCCGCCTGTCTCTGATGCTAAATTTTGATGACTCACTTGCAAGCACCCGCAACTCACTGCGCATTCAAACCGGCGCAAACAACAACTCGGCACAGAGCTACTCCAGCATTCCAGAATACATAACAAAAGCATTCGCAGATTTAGTCACAGATACCGCTACCATCAACAACGATCGCGTCTCCGGCTTGAATCCGAATAATGTTGATGCAAACGGCTCACAAATCGGCTATCACCAGTTCAAAATCAACACCGCCACGGTTGATGCCATGAGCCGCACCGCAACAGTGATTGTTGGCAAGTTTGTAGATTGGTTTGACTACCTGGGCACAGAAACCCAAACGCTTGAAAAAGCCATCATCGCCGCTGGCAATAGCGCCGTAGGCCAGACGTTACAAACAGGCGAAATTGCCCAATACTTTACCGATCTCGGCAAAGAGATTACAGACGCAGCCACCGCGATAACTGAATTCAGAACCGATGTTGCAACGGTTGTTAACGGATTGATCGGTGCTGACACGGTATTGAGCCAGTTTGGCCCGCTCAACGCAGGCACTGATTACATGGCCCTTGCTGGCAGCCTGGGCGGTGCCAGCGCAAAAATAGCCACAGCAATCGCCCAAAGCATTTTTGACAAAGTGCCTGATGCAGTCAAAAAAGACCCGGCCATGGCTGGTGTAGGCATCCAAATCATGTCCATCATCGGCAGCGTTACCGAAGGCGACTTGCAAGGCTTGAACGACTCATTCCTGCTACTGTCGGGCAGTCTGGCACGCGGCGAATTGACTAGCGATCAGTACACAAAAGCCATTGACTATTTGACCAAAGCCTTCCAAAGCGGCACAGGCTCTGCCAACAGTGTGGCAAAAGCCTATGAGCGGGCGCTACTGGAGGCCGCTGGCAATACCTCGGGGCTTGCTAAATTTGATCTGGCGGTATCCAGCGCAGCGCTGATTGCTGACGGGTGGACAAAAGAGCAGGTCGATGCCGTGCAGAAAGTAAAAAACCGCAAAGCCCTGGAAGACCTGCGCGATGAGGCCATGCAGCGTTACATCGACACTCAGGAAAAAGTACTTGATGCGCAAAAAGCCTACGCCAGCGCGTTGAAATCCACCATCAGCAGCATGAAGGACTTTCTGGCATCTCTGGACGGCAGCAGCACCGCCACCTCGGTCACTGCGGCACGCGCCAACTTCACCGGGCTTGCTGACAAGGCCGCAGCGGGCGACACCAGCGTTTATGACAAACTGCAGCCAGCAGCCAAATCATTCCTCGAACTCAGCAAAACCTACAGCCGGTCATTGCAGGAATATCGCCGGGATGAAGCTGTGGTGCGGGCATCCATCAATGGTGTAATCAAAGTCACCGAAGCCCAACTTGCCAAGCTGCCGTCCGAAATGGCACTTGATACCGACCCGATCAGAGAGGCCTGGACTGCGCTGCAAATAGCCACCAACGAACAGACCAATGCCAGCGTCTTGCTGACCGCTATGAGTGTCGATCAGGGGGCCAGTCGGGCACGTCTGACCGCTGCCGAGGACACACTGGCTGCCAGATACCTTGATGCCATCAGTTCGTCGCCCGACTTCTCGAAACTCAAGGAAAAATTCGATACCGCCATTGTTGATTTGGTGAACGCAAACGCGCTGCCGGATTACAGCGCCGTGTTTGCGCTGCCCCCGGACGTGACCCTTGAAACCATCATAGACAACAAAATCCCCGAAGTCACCTGGGACACCTTTGTACTGCCCGCAGGCGTGACGATTGAGTCCCTTCTTGACGGTTACATCTCTGGCGTATTCCCAGACAACTTCACCCTGCCCGCAGGCGTGACGATTGAGTCCCTGCTATCAGGCTACATTGCCGCAGGCGTATTTCCTGACACATTCACCCTGCCCGAAGGCATCACGGTAGAGAGCCTGCTGAAAAGGCAGATTGATGCAGCGCTGCCCGAGGCATTCGTACTCAAAAACACCACCATCGAGCAGTTGCTGAAAGGCGGTGTTGACAGGGTGCTGCCTTACCCGCTCACCCTGCCCAACGGCGTGACAATGGAAATGCTGCTTAACACCCAGATTGACGAGGCATTGCCACGAAACCTCGCAGGTATGCAATACGACCTTGCGGGGGCGTTGATAACCCGTGTTAACCGGGACATCTTGCCCAATGAGTTTGTCGGCAAAAAATTCGACCTTCAGGCCATGATCGACACCCTTCTTACCAGCCGAATCCTGCAGCCAGGCATGGCGGGCCTTGGGTTTAATTTAGAGCGGATGACGAAGGATAGCCTGGACCAGGTGCTACCAGAGAGATTCGCTGGCAGCAAATTCAATTTGTCAGACAAGATCGACACTCGCATACTGCAAATCATGCCCGACAAGTTTGCCGGGGAAAAGTTCAACGCGGCCCTGATGATGCAGACCGCCATCAACAACGCTATGGCGGGCGTCGGCACAGCAGCAACACCCAACCACGGCACCACAGGCACTGCCTATGGTGTGACAAAACTGCCAGGCTATGCAGTAGGCAGCAACTACATCCCCAACGACGGCCCGGCCTACCTGCACGCGGGCGAAGAAATCACGCCACGCCCGTTTGTCGATATGCAGCGCGAGGCCCGCGAAGAAACCAACGCCCTGCTGGCATCCATCAAGGCCGAACTGGCATCCGTCAAGGCTGAACTTGCCGCCATCAAGGGCCACGCAGGCAATACCGCTACCAACACCAGCAAAACGTCACGCACATTGGAAGCCGTCACGCTGGGCGGTACTGAATTGCGCACCAAGGCTATTCCATGAGAGTCACCCCACCCGTCCCGATCACAGCCACCAAGCTGATCAGCAGCAGTGCCACCAACATTCACGCGCCTGCGGCCTACGCTGGTGGCACCACCTACGCCGTCGGCGCGATTGTCAGCGTTGCCGCAGACTACAAAATCTACGAGTCATTGCAAGACGGCAACCTCGGCAAAACACCCAGCACTGAACCACTCTGGTGGCGGGCTATCGGCGGCACCGAAACTGCATGGTCAAGTGGCACCACTTACGCTCTGGGTGCCACCGCCTCGGGCAGCAATGGCCGCGTCTATGAGAGCTTGCAAGCAGCAAACCTCAACAAACCGCTGCCAGTGCTGCCAGAAACCCTGACTGCCTGGTGGCAAGACATTGGCCCGACCAACAAATGGGCCATGTTTGATTCATCAAGCAACACCCAAACTGTGTGGGCTTCGCCGCTGATAGTGGTGTTCAAGCCAGGTATGCGCGTCAACACCATCGGCATCACCGGCCTGTCAGCCAACAGCATCACCGTGACAGCCACCAGCGTTTTTGGTGGCGGCGTGGTCTATGGCCCTAAGACCACCAACCTCAACATCCGCAACGTGGCCAACGCCTACGACTATGCTTTCAATGCATTTTTGACCCAACCATCCCTCGCTTATTTCGATATACCGCCCTACAGCGACATCATCTTTACCGTCACCATCAGCAGCACCGGCGGCAATGTCAAGTGCGGCTCCATCATTGTCGGCACCTACGTTTATTTGGGTGATGTGCAGTATGGCGCCAAGGGTGATGCGCTGAATTTCAGCACCATCGAGCGCGACATTTACGGCAATGCCACGCTGGTGCCCCGGCGCTCCGTGCCCAAGATCAACGTCACGCTGATCGTTGATGCATCAAGAGTCAACAGCATCCGCGATGCCCGCTCAGACCTCAACGCCGTACCAGCACTTTATAGCGGGTCTGATGACGGCAGTTCAGATTGGTTTGACATGCTACTGGTCATGGGTGTTTACAAGACGTTCGAGATTGACGCGAGCAACTACTCGCAGGCCACCATCACACTGGAAATCGAGGAAATCTAAAAATGGCAATACCCACCTTTACCGTCGTCCCAAGCACGGCAAACCCGGCGAGTTTTTCGACCGACATGGATACATGGCTCAGCGAGATCGTCGCGTGGACGGATGCTGTCAACGCCGCAGGCAACGCCTACGCCCTGAGCGTCACCGGCACCAGTACCAGCAGTGTGACCTTTGGCACTGGTGCCAAGACGCTAACAACTGATCAGGTGTTAGGACTTGTCGCTGGCATGGACATCATGATCGCCAGCACTGCCACACCCACAAATCGGATGGGCGGCACAGTCACAGCCTACAACACCAGCACCAAGGTATTGGACGTGCTGATCTACGCCTATACCGGCACAGGCAGCCTGTCAGACTGGACTCTGAGCATGACCGCTGCCAACGGGTTTGGCTACCTCAACATCCCGCAAAACAGCCAGTCAGCAGCCTACACATGCGTCTTGAGTGACCAGGGCACACACATATTTCACCCAAGCGCTGACACCACCGCACGGGTATTCACCATCCCTGCCAATAGCTCGGTAGCCTACCCGATAGGCACAGCAATCACGTTTATCAACCAGGCATCAGCCGGCGAGTTGACCCTATCCATCACCACCGACACCATGAGGCTGGCGGGTACCGGAACCACAGGCAGCCGCACACTCGCTGCCAATGGCATTGCGACAGCCATCAAATTGACCGCCACTGAGTGGATCATTAACGGTAGCGGCCTGACATGAGTTCAATACAGCAAATGGCGGCATCATTCCGCCTCGTTTTTTCAGCCGGAACAAATTGGGTTGCAAGGGATTCAAACAGAGCCTGGAAATATGTCGCATCTTCTTCTGACGGCGCAAAACTGGTGGCTGTTGTAGAGAGTGGAAAAATCTACACATCTACCGATTCAGGTGCAAATTGGACTGCACGAGATTCAAATAGAACATGGAACAGAGTTGCATCTTCAAGTGACGGAACAAAACTTGTTGCTACTGTAAATGGCGGCCAAATCTACACCTCTACCGATTCAGGAGTGAGCTGGACTGCACGGGATTCAGCCAGAATCTGGAGTTCTGTCGCGTCATCAAGCGACGGTACAAAACTGGTGGCTGTTGTAAGCGCTGGACAAATCTACACCTCTACCGATTCAGGAGTGAGCTGGACTGCACGGGATTCAGCCAGAAGCTGGAATTCTGTCGCATCTTCTTCTGACGGCGTAAAACTGGTGGCTACTGTAGATGGCGGCCAAATATACACGTCTACAAATTCAGGAGTGAGCTGGACTGCACGGGATTCAAATAGAGCATGGAGAAGTGTTACATCATCAAGCGACGGAACAAAACTGGTGGCTGTTGTGTATAACGGGCTAGTCTATACGTCAACAGATTCAGGCGTTAGTTGGACTGCACAAGACTCTGTGCGCTATCGACTAAACGTTACATCATCAAGCGACGGTACAAAACTGGTGGCTGTTGAAGAAACAGGCTACTTATACACCTCTACTGATTCTGGTGTGAGCTGGACTGCACGGGATTCAGCCAGATCATGGAGTTCTGTCGCATCATCAAGCGACGGTACAAAACTGGTGGCTACTGACGAAGGCGGCCAAATCTACACATCAGCTTAAAACATCATGACAAACTATCTCCAACTATCTCCATCTGGCGAAGTCAGCCAAATAATTGACACCACCAAAAACATCGAATGGGACAGCACTCACTACTGCCCGGCAGAAAAGCTCACGTCAGACGAAGCTGTGTATTTTCGGGTGCATCTTTTGCACCCGTGCGACGCGCCGGTTTTTGATCCTACAACACACTCATGCCAGCGTGACGGCGCGGAGTATGTTGCTGGGCAGTGGCAATACAAGTGGCGCGTTGATGCACTGACTCCCGAGCAAATCGAGGCCAATTACCAAGCCTCCATCCCACAGTCGGTGACGATGCGCCAGGCCCGCCTCGCCCTGCTGGGTGCTGGCTTGCTGTCAAGCGTGGACGCGGCCATTGCGGCCATGCCCGAGCCGGACAAAACCGCTGCGCAGATCACATGGGAATTCGCCGCCACGGTTGACCGTGGTTTCGGTATGGTGCCCCAGCTTGCCGCCGCGTTGGGAATGACCGAGTTGCAGATCGACGCGTTGTTTGTTGCAGCGGCTGCACTTTAAGGAGCCGCCATGAAATACCTTGTCACCCTGATCTTTGCCATGCTGCTGTCGGCCTGCGCCACTGATCCATCCACGGTAAAAACGCTGGTGGAGGCCCAGCAAGCGGCCAACGCCCGCCCGACACTGGCGCTCAAATGCCCAGCAGGCGGCTGCGAGTTTGAGTACACCGACCCGCGTGACCGCGCCCAACTCAAGATGCCGACAAACGGCTGGGATGCAGTCACCAGCCTGGGCAACAACATCACCAGCCTGGTGCCCATCATCGTCACAGGGCGCATTGCAACGGCTGGTTTTGATGCACTCAAAAACTCCGGTGGTGTGACTACAACCACCACAACCAGCACCACTACAGGTGCGACATCGGTTGTTGGTGACTCGACCAGCATGACGGGCAGCACTGGCGTGCTTGGGGCTGGCACTTACTCGACGCAGGCTAACCCGACCACCACCACACCAGCGCCGGTGGTGGTTACGCCAGTGGTGCAGGTGGTGCCCACGGTGATTACGCCGGTTACGCCGATCGTGCCCACGGTCATCAATCAGCCTGTCGTAGTGCCGCCAGTGGTGGTCAACCCCGACACAGTGGTTATCACACCAGCCGCCACCGCGCCATGAAAAACATTCTGCGCCGTTTTCTGATCATTTTTTATGTCACCGACAACCTGCTGTTGGCCCTGCTCACGTTGGGCGAGTGCCGAATCGGAGAAACGATCAGTAGCGTGGCATGGGAACTTGAGTTTGACGGCAAGCTGCTGGGGCGCATCCTGCGGCCTTGCATTGACACGCTGCTGTGGTTTGACAAAGACCACTGTTTTCAAGCCTGGCGCACCTATCAAAAAATGATGAAAGCAAGCCCATGACCGAGGAAACCGAAAACACCCGCCGCGCCAGCGACAAGCTGCAATCGGACATTGACTTGTCAATCGCAGCGGAAAACGATCCGCGCCAGCGCGCTTTGCTGATCATTTTGCAGTCCATCAACCGAAGTTTGATTGCCAACACCCGCGCTACCCAAGACACCGCTGCCGGGCTGGCAGAGCACAGCGAAAACTTCAAAAAGCACCTCAGCAACTTTGAGCAGCACGCAGTCAACGAAGAGGCCATCATGAACAAAGGCAAAGGTGCCTGGTGGGTGCTAACCATTGCGCTGACCATTGCGCAGTCGTTTGTCATCTATGCCTGGCGTGACAGCAAATTTGAACTCGATGCCATGAAAACCGAAGCCCGCGCTGCCAGTATCCTGCACGAAAAGCTGTCGGCCCGCATTGAATTTTTGGAGAAAGCCAAATGAACTTCGACCAAGCGTTTGAAAAACTTCTCGGCCACGAAGGCCGCTACAGCAACCACCCGGCTGACAAAGGCGGCCCGACCATGTGGGGCATCACCGAAGCGGTGGCACGCGAACAGCGCTATTACGGGGCCATGGAAGATTTGACGCAGTTTCAGGCCAAGGCAATTTACCGGCAATGCTACTGGACGCCACTGCTGGCCGACCAATTGCCCGCCGAGGTGCGGTTTGACGTGTTCGATGGTGCTGTCAACTCCGGCGTGGCGCAGTCGGCCAAATGGCTGCAGCGCGCCCTGGGGGTTGACGATGACGGCATCATCGGCCCACGCACCCTGGCCGCTGCGGGCATGGTGCCGGGTGGTGTGCTCAAGTGCCAGTACAACGGGCACCGGCTGGCGTTTATGGCAGCGCTGCCCAATTGGGAAAATTTTGGCAAAGGCTGGGCCCGGCGCATTGCAAAGAATCTGGTGGAGGTGTAAGTAATGGATTGGCTTGCAACACTCAAGCAACTCGCCCCCACGGTGGCCAGTGCATTTCTCGGCCCGCTGGGCGGCGTGGCGGTGGCTGCAATGGGCAACCTGCTGGGCGTGAGCGAGGCTACCCAGGACAAGATCGCCCAAGTCATCCAAAGCGGCCAACTCACGCCAGAGCAGCTCACGCAAATCAAGCTGCTGGAGCTGGAGTACAAAAACACCGAAGCCGAGCGCAAGTTCAAATACTCTGATCTGGAGTTCAAAGACCGCGACAGCGCACGCCAGGCCAACGTGCAGGGCGGCACGCAAAGAATGCTGTTCTGGCTCAGTCTGGTGCTGCTGGCCCTCACGCTGGGCAGCGAGGTCGCCGTGCTGTTTGGCGGCGTGCCGCTGGCGGTGCAGGACATCATTGCCGGGCGTGTGCTGGGCCTGCTGGATTCGGTGGCCATGATGGTGCTGGCCTATTGGTACGGGTCGAGTTCCGGGTCACATAACAAAACCGAAATGCTGGCCAATTCGGTGCCGGTGAAGTGAAGCAACTAATTGGCGTAGGTTTTGGCGTAGCTTTTTTAAAAACAAACCTGTTTTCACAGGAGGCTTGAGTTCTGCCATTGAACTACACCCGCGTTTTGTAACCCGTTGATTTACC